GTCAATATAGAGCCTAAATGCCGTCGGTGGGCATTCGGGATGTTTTTATATCAGTGCTTACAGCGTTTTGTTGTGCGATTTTTGTGCGATTCAAGGCATAAAAAAAGAGCGTCTAACCGATTAGGGCTAGACGCTTTTAGTTTATTTATTAATTAGCTGCTTGTAATTTTGCTAGGTTAGCTTGTGCATCGGTAGCAGCCTTTTGAGCTGCGGCAAGTGCATCGGATTTAGCTTTAGCAGCTGCGGCCGCTTGATCGGCCTGTGCTTTAGCAGTTGCTTGCTCTGCAGCTGCTTTTTCCTGTTCTTCGGTCATTTGTGGGTAAGTGACATCCAATTCTTTAATGGCCTTAGAATATTCATCTTCGACAGCATTTTCAATAGTGGTTAGATCAGCCTTTTTAAAACCTAATTTAGTAAGAGCTGATACAACAATCTCAACGGCCTTAGACTTTTTAGCTTCGCCTTCAATATATTTAACAACACCTAACTTTTGGACGGCTACCACCGCATCGTGAGCTAATGGTGTTAGTAAAGCAACAAACTTGTTAGCCTTTAAGATTTTTACGACGTAGGCACCAATAACCGGAATAACGGCCACGGAGATCGCAATAATAAGATCAGAAATATTAACTAGATTCATTTTTTAATTCTCCTTTGTATTTTTAAAAAGTTTACTTGTCTAAGCAATGTAAACTTTTCGCCTTTTTAAGACGTTTTTGTCACTTTATTTTTAAATTTTCACCAACATAAATATAGTTGGCATTTTTTAATCCATTTAATGAAACTAATTTACTAACGCTTGTTCCATACTTACTAGCAATTGCGCTCAATGTATCACCAGAAGCAACTTTGTAGTAGCTAGCAGAACTAGATGATACGGATCCGGAAACCTTTAACTTTTCTCCTGGAATGATGATATATGGACTACCAATTCCATTTAATGAAGCTAGTTTCTGATAAGTAGTTCCATATTTAGCAGCTATAGCACCGAGTGTGTCGCCACTTTGAACCGTGTAATATCCAGTTGAACTAGAACTAGTTAATTTAGCAGCTGACGAAGTGGTCAACAGAATCTCAACGTTGCTCTTGCTAATCCAGGAACTAATCCCAGCTAGTAAGACGTTGTTGCCTGATACCTGTAACACTTTATAGCTTTTGCCTTTAACCCAGCTTGGAATTGATTCACCAGTCGACCATTTAGAAGCACTGAAGTTGACTTTAACCGTGTAACCAACTGTGATCGAACTCTTTGGAGTGTTGTTGGCTTGTTGACCGGCTTTAACAGCTGGTGTAGAAGTGGTTGTCTTTACCGCTGTGCCTCCGGTTGAAGCTGTGGTCGTTCCCTTATATCCGTTATCAGTAATCCCAGTTAAATCAATGTCACCATCTAATCCGCCGGCTTTATAGGTACTAGTGAATTGAAATAAGTGAATATTATTAAAACTTGGGAAGTAATTATAGTTCGGACTAGTCGTTACGTTGTAGTTAGGATATTCAGCCAGCCACAAGGGATAAGTTTTAGCAATTGAAGCTAGATCCAAATGAGCAGTTAGAAATGACTTATAGCCATAAAGAACTGGTGTATAACCAGCGGCTTTGATTTTAGCCAGGGCATATTCAACGCTGGCAGTGTTTGGATTGCCCTCTTCAACATCCAAGGCCACGATTGAGCCTTTAGGCGTTTGGACTTTTGGCAAGTAGTAGTTAAGCATGCTATCAGCTTCGGTATTAGAAGAAAAGTCGGCAAAGATATAGGTGTGTGCCCGTTTGCCCTGGGCAATCGTACTTGCAACTTGCGTAGCATAAGTGGATTGCGGAGTAAATTCACCTTCGTAATAACCACCGATCTGAACAAGAGCGAACTTGTCGGATGCTTGGCCGAACTCTGCTGTGCTTGTCTGATAGTGGCTTAGATCCACCCCTTGATCGCCTTTGGCTGCAAAGACCGGTGAAGTAATCGCAAAAGCCGATAAAGCCGAGATTGTTATTAAAATTGTATTTAACTTTTTATGTGTCAATGAAAAATTACCTCCAAAATAAAAGCACCGGCCAATATCAAGCCAGTGCTACAAATGAGTTTTAAAATATTAAATTGTTTCAACCGATCACCTCCTAAAGTTTCATAAACGTTGTTAGAATTCTAATCCAGGTAAAAGCACCGGTTGTAATTAAACCGTTATCTCTTAAAATCGCTGGCATAGCTTGTTTAAAGGTCTTTCTGGCATCAAGATAAGGATTAAAAGTATCAGGTTTTTCCAAGTGAAAAGCAATCGTATAAGTCTTTGCTTGATCATCTTTATCAAAATATAAATATCCATAAGGTAGGTCAACAATTTCTTTTTTAACCTTGCTATTGGGTTCACTTTGGCCAAGAAAAGCCGGCAAGGACAGATCACCTAAAGAAGGTGGATTAGCTAACTTTTGCCCTAATTCGTCATTATTTAGGTTTCCAGTAATTTCAGTTACTTGTTTCTTTTCTAATTGATTTAAGGCTAATAGAGTAACTTCTTTGGAATAGTTCTCTAATTCAGATCGATAATTTTTAACATTCTGTTTTTTCAATTGGTAAATTGGTTTATTTATATTATTAACTTGTTTTTTCTCTGCTTTATACATCAGTTCAAACTCCCAATTTTAGCCAACCAATCAACTAACAAAGGTGCTATAACACCAATAAATAAAAAAACACAAACAGCAGATAATCCCCAATAAAGGAATTTAAAATGCGATTCATGTTCTCCAACTTTGCTTTCTAAAGTGTCTAGGCGTTCGCTAAATTTCTGTGTTCCTTTGGTCTGTTCCTCAATCCTTACTAGTCGTTGCTGAATATCCATCAACGTCTTCGTAACGTTAATCCCGTCATTTTCTGTCATGACATATCTTTGTCCTCCTATTTATTTATCCCAATGGATATGTGATCGTGCCACCAATGCCACCGTTATGAGGCGAAACATAGTTGGCGTAGATCAAACCGCTTGTTTGAACATGTAATTCAATTCCATATGGAGTTCCCGATGAATCGTCCATACCAGCAGCCATAAAAGTAATACTTGGAGCGTATTTTGATGGTATCGTTCCAATCTGATTAGCGTTAGTTGTCTTTGAAGTGTCTAGAGCCTGCAATCTAATATAAACAACATTGTTTTTAACTCGATATTGAGTGAAACCACCAGAACCAATAACTAAACCAGTGGCGTTTGGCAAAGTTAACCAACCAGTATCGTTTAAATAACCTGTCATATTCGTTAGAGTCACACTGGTTGCGGTGGAAACAAAAGAAGCCAACGGTAATTCATAAATAAAACCACCATCATTTAAATCGTCTTGAGTTAATGACCCAGTTACAGCACTCGTATAAACTTGATTAACAGCTACTGAATATGTGGTATCACCGGCATTTCCAGTGACCGTATTGGTTTTGGTTAGATCAACAACCAAACAGATACTGCCGGATGAATTAGCCGGAACCGTAACACTTTCCAGAGCGGTTATTTCAATTAATCGGCCACCAATTACGGCCTGCCCGGTATCAATTGAAACAACCAAGCCGTCAATAGTCAGAGCAAAGTTATTGCCGCGATTAGCTAGGACACCGCTTGTATTATTTAAAATTGCACTATAAAGAGCTGCATCGTTAGCCGGACTGACAAACATTCGATCCGACTGATACATTGTTATTGCCATATATTTTTATCTCCTTTAATTAATTACTTGATGATGAAAAAAGATCCGTTTTACCGAACCTAAGATTTCCGAATTCAACTGTCATCAGATCACTGTCACTGGTTAACGAATAACCCGACAAGACTGATTTATAAAGTTTTCCATTGTAGTAAATATTGGACTGCAAGCCTAAATGTAATTTACTTAATGGAAAGAAATTATTATCAATTGGCATCGAAAATTGAATATCGTGACTGTAAGTGTTGGCCGATAATTCCGTACTAGCAATACTGTCGTTACTCGGGTTATCTGTTGCCGTTTTGTCGTAAAGATAAACGTGAACCTGTGTCGGTTGAGAAACATTGTTATTCAAAGAACTAACAACCGTGCCATCACTTTGTAGCCAATACTTGGCAATAATAGACGGACTTTCCATGTTCGTGGAAGCTTTGTCAACGATCCAAAGTTCGTTATTGTAACCACGCAACAACCGGCTGTCCGATACCGTCCAATTGTTAAAATTATAAATATTGTTTTTAAAATTCCAACTATCCGTAACCTGGTGAATATCAAACTCCGGATAATAAAAAGGAATGCCGTTTGACATTCCTTGTTTAATATCTTTAATCCCAATTACAACGTTGTGCAGTTTAAAACCTCTGATTAGATAATCAATAAAATTGCTGGTTTCAACTCCGTCGGAAGTTGTAATCGCATAAGCCGTTGTGGTCGATGTGGTAACCGAATGACCGAAAATATTGCCGCTATTTGATGCAATATATTGAGCGATCAGCTTTTGTATATGAATCTCATAGGATTGTCCCGATCGACCCAATACCATTATTTCACCGTTTAAAGCGTTCCATATATAGTTAGCCGTCAACGTGTCTAGGCTGGTACTATCGTCCATATCAACAGCAGTTAATTGGCCATAATACAAGAGCGTATTCGTATTGGCTATTTTAATGGCAATATAATCGCCTAATTGGCTAACCCCACTGTCATATAAGACAAAGGTCGAAGAAGTATTCTGGACTGCGTCCATTGACAAGCTGTAGCTTAAGACAGGATAAATACCACGAATAGTTAAATCTGCTTTAAAAATTGTTGCTTGTAATGAAAGACTCATACTAATAGCCTTTCTTCTTTAAAAGTCATTGACACATCGGCTGTGGCATCGATGTAAAACAGCGCCGTACTATTGCCCTTTGGAATCTGAACAAAGTTGGTCTTTGTAAAATCTTGAAGTTGAGAGACATCGCTATAAGAACCATCAGGATTGTAGACTCGGGCATACTGATTATCCGGATAAGAACTGACAATCAGCTTCTGGTTAGCAGCCAATTGTAAGGTAAAGGCATCGGTTGCGACAATCTGACCATCTTGCATAATCACCCAACTCGGATTTGCACATGGTCCGATGATCGTAATCACACAAGGCGAGCCATCCTGCAAACCAAAATATTGAGAATCATTTTGCAAAAGTATGGCTTTTTCGGCTGAATTACGATTAGATTCGATATAAACGTAATAAGGATTGTAGTAATAAGCGCCTTGTGCACCACCATAAATCTTGCCGTAAGTCGCTAGTCCAGGATCGGAATCATAGCTTTTATAAACGGCTGATTTATTGTTGTACCAAGCGTTAAAGAATTCCAATACAAAAGCTTCGTTTAATCGGTCATAAGCTCCGACCGTACTTCCACCAAGCTCAGTTTTGCTCAAACTTTGCAAATTACAATCACGATACCAGCTTCCGGCATCGGTATCGTATTCCAGCGTATAAGGCTGGTAAGCCAAGAACTCGGCAAAGTCAGAAAACGATTGATATGATTGACTTTCAATATCGCCAAATTTGATATAAACCTGAAAAGGATTAGAAGCTGGATCGCTCATCTGTGAGTGAGTTTTTAAAAAACTTGTTTCATAAGCTGAATAGGTATTTTGTAGAATTAGTCCTAAACCGGTCGGAGTATAAGCCCGTAAACTATTTGTATTCAAATCAACGGTTTCACCACGTGCGTTTGTTAGTTTAAACATCAGTTTGTACTCCTTCCTATCATGCTGATAATGTTTTTAGTAAGTGTGGCTTGCTGTCCAGGTGTTAATTTCTGATTACCGGCTTTAACTTCGCCCAGAATTGAACCAACAACGTTAGTCAACACGTTTATAAGCTGGTTATTTTGTCCCAGCAAAGTTTCAACTTTGGAATTATCAGACGCCAACGCTTGATTACCAGTTATCTGATTGGCTTGTTTTAATAACTCAACAGCTCTTGAACGTTTATTCTGACCCAGTGGGACAGCCATTTCTATGCCATCTTCGCCAAAAATAGAAGGTGTGGTGGCAATTCCACCATTTGCATAGCCGTGACCCTGACCTAAATAATAAAGAGTTGAGCCGTAACGGCCTTTGGCATAAGACAATGCCGCAAGCAAGTTATCATAACCGTTAAAAATATCTTTATGGCCAGGAAAAGCGTGGGCGTTAAACGTAGCTGAAATCGTCTGCATCAAGCCTTTAGCCAGATCACCGGAAATCGTATTCGCATCGGTATAGCCATGTTGAGTAACGGTTGGATTGCCACCTGATTCGGTTTGAATCTGACGCAATACCTTGTTGACCATTGAAGCACTTGTTGACAAGCCGTTAGCTTTCAAAGCCCGTTTAACATCGTCTGTCCAGCGAAGCACACTTGTACCGGTCGGGTTTCCGTGTTGTCCTCCACCGTCTTCATCCGATTCAGAAACTAACTTACTAAGAAAACTACCAATGCTCTTAACTCCACTATCAACCATGCCTTTGGAAATCTGGTGACCAGCGTCACCGACTTCTTCAATTGAGTTGATATTAAAGGCTTTTGACGCAATGCCTTCCAAAGTTTTAACAGGGTCAGTGAGTTTAGACAGTACCTTTTCGGCAGCATCGGAAATATTATCAAAAATGTTCGTTGCACCTTTGCCGACAGAACTAATAAACGATGAAAGGCTATCAGTTCCAGACGCATAACCTGGCATCGTTTTGCCAAGGCCACCGCTAAACAGCTTTGCTGTGTCCCTAGCGTTTAAGATGTGGTCGCCTGGATTGAGGTCGACTATTTGAGCGCCATGAGTTCCAAGAAAATCGACTTTGCCGGAATAAGGTTGATACCTGGCTTCAATGCCAGCTTCACCAACTAGCGCCCGTCTAGCGCTATTATGGCTAGTTCCAACTGAATAAGCCGGCATGCCCATTGGAGAGTAGCTGTAGCTTTGGTTACTTGTTCTAATACCCTTTTGGCCAAAGAATTTAACAATTCTGTTGAAGAAACTAGAAATTCCTTTCCAAATTCCTTGTAAACCACTACCTTGCCTACTGCTGGCTTTCATTGAACCGTTAGCTTGGTTAACAGCATGCGTGACAACACCATGAGATTGATCTTTAGCATTTTGTACTATTTGTTTCTTTTGATCTCTTGCATGGCCAATTGTGGTATCATGTTGCTTTCTTGCCGCATCATCGGTATCATTTTGCTGTTTTTGAGCTTTGGCAACAACGCCGTTATATTGATCCCAAGCGGATTGAACAGTTTTATTTTTTTGGTCTTTAGCCTTGGCTATTGCATCTTTGCGCTGTGTTTCAGCCCACTTAGAATTACCAGCAAACTGTTTCTTAGCCGCACTAACGGTCTTGTTATATTGATCGTCAGCTGCTTTAATCGCTTCTTTTCTTTGATTTGCAGCAGCTTTAGTAACTTCGTTGTATTGCTTATAAGCGGCCTTAAAAGTATCTTTTTCTTTTTTATCGGCTAATTTAACAGTTTCCTTATATTCTTTTTCAGAATCATTAACGGCTGTTTGTAGTTGCTTATTGGAAAGTTTGCCTTTATCTTTAGTAAGCTTTTCCATTATGGAAGTTTGCTTAGTTGCAGATAATTGAATCTTTCCAGTAAGGGTGGTGTGAAGTTTGGCTTCGGCCACAGTAGTAGAAGTGGCATCTTTTAGGGTCAACTTGTTAATAGATGATTTTTCTTTACGCTCTTCTTCAGCAACGGCTTTAGACTTATTCTTTTCGTCCTTTTCGACTTGAATAGAACCAGCACCATATTGAAGCAAATCAGCATTAATTTTTTTGTTCCACTTATTTTTAGTGTCGCGTATGTCTTTGCTGTACTTGCTTTCAATAGATTCGCGTTGTTGAGCATAATATTTAGTAACAGCGGTTCGATCAGACTGGCTCATCTTCTCAAACTTTGAACCTTGTTTGCCCTCGTTCTCAATGGTTTTCATCCGCTGTTCATATTCTGCTTTAGTAAGATCACCATTTTTATAAAGAAGTTTGACGTCTTTGGCGTCTTGTTTTTGCTTTTCAGAATAATATTTTTTAGCTTCTTTATTTAAATTGCTATAAGCAGATTTTAAACTAACTTTAGGTGCTTTTATTTTGGTCTTAGTCAATCCTTTTTGGATTTCTTTACCAAGACTTTTTCCTAATTTTTCACCACCCAGAGAACCAAGAATACCGCCGGCAACTGTACCTAAACCAGGCAAGATAGCCGTTCCAATTGCTGCGCCGGCTGCCCCACCGGCAAGGTTACCACTAGCAGAACCAACTTTACTACCGACATTCTTTTTATTCATGCCGATTAAATCAGTACCGGCTGATACAAGATCAAGAATCCCAGTACCACCAGCGACAACTTTACCAAGTTTGGTTAAGTCACCTAATTTGCTTAATATGCCTGACTTACTAGCACCTTCGGCAACTTCTCCAGCTTCACTAGCATCCTTAGCAACAGTACTACCATCTTTTTCAACAGTTTCTGCTTCACTAACATCTTTAGAAACAGAACTTCCGCTAGAAGACGTTCCAAGTGAATCGTTGCTTTCAGTTGAAGATAATTCGTTGTTTTTTTCAAGAACTTTATTTTGTTCTTTTAAAGCGGCTGTTTCTGATTTAATGCCAAGAACTTTAGCAGCCCATTTGATCCCATCAGCAATACTTGTAAATGTTTTCAAAGTGTTAGATACTGCACCAACGCCTCTATTGACTGCTTTAAAAGCTTGAGAAACTAAAATTGCACTTGCAGCAAACTTAGCAAAAGCTTTTGGGTGATCGGCAATTAAGCCCATAAACGGTTTAAGTATCGTATTAGCAATTTGTAGAGTAGTTACAAATACACGAAAACTTTCTCCACCAGTTGCTTTAACCATCTTAAAGAAGCTGGCTATTTCAGGGGCGTTTTTAGCAATGTCATTAGAAACATTCGTGATGCCTTTTGAAATATCTTTTAAGCCATTGTTTAAAGCACTTGGAACTGATTTAAGATTAAATGCCTTAGCAAAAGCAGTTGTGATAGTTGAAAAACCTTTTTCAGCAGATTTTCCAATTTGCGAAAACTCGTTATCGACTTTCTTTTCAGAAACCCACTTGGCAACAGCACCATAAATCGGGTTTTGCGCATTCATGATTGGCTTTTCAATATCACCAATCAAAGCTGGCACACGGGCTTTGATAGTTCGTTCCATGCCAACCATGGTTTGCAGCATGTTATCAGCAGCTTTATCGTATTTTCCAGAACCTAATTGATTGAAGACGTTTTCAATATCAGTTGCTGAAATCTGTCCGGCTCTCGCCATACCAGTTAAGTCAGCAACAGTTACTTCTTTGCCATGATGAACTTGGGTTTCATATTTGGCCAAGTTCTCACGAAACATCGGGAAGTATTGCGAAATCTGATTCAACATGCCGGCGTTGGCTTTACCACGGGACAGACCGTTAACCATATCTTGCGTAACTGATTGAATTTGTTGAGAATTCAAGCCAACGGCATCGGCCATGTTCAACATCGACTTAGTCATTTCATCTGATTCAGTCTTACTAGAGTGCAAGTGATAAAAGCCTTGTTCTAGTTCATTGACAGTATCAGTTGCTTGACCAGTTTTAACAGACAAGTCGTTAATGGTTTTAACCATTGCGCTCGCTGCGCCTGAACTACCAGTTAAGGTTAACCAAACAGCGCCCATTTTCTGCTGTTCTTGATCATATTCCATGCCGGCATCAACAGCTGCACTTATGTGATTAGTTATAGCTTGAAAAGCATTCGTTATTCCATAGGCAACTAAATGAGCACCAACTATTTTTTCAAATAGCCCATTAGCACGTTCAGCTTTGTCAGTAACCGAATCTAGTTTTGAGGTTATACCAGAAAATAAGCCAGTTTCTGGGCGTTTTCCTGTTTGCTCTCTTAAATCTTTAATCTCACTCGTTGCATGCGCAATTCGGGTTGCTGTTTCATTGATACGAACGTTTTGCTTAGAAATAGCTTCGGAATTATCGCCTTCAGCAGACTTTAATTTTTTAAGTTCTTCAACTTGCTTATTGTAAACTTGCTTTAATTTATCTTGCTGATCTCTTAAACCACTTATTTGAGCTTTATTGGCTTCTACAGTATTTCCTTCGGCTTTTAATCTTTCAACATAAGAATTAGTAACTGTTTCAGATTGCTTAATTGAATCATTTAACTTTGCAATACCTGATTGCTGATAATCAAGCGATTGTTTAGCCTTGTTTTGTTGATTGGTTAAGGAAACAAGTTTTGATTGCGCACGATCATATTGAGTTGATAGCTTTTGATAAGCTTCAGAATTTTTTGAAGTTCGATCAGCTTCTTCAGACATTGAAGATTTTAGAGCGTTAACAACTTCTTTTTGTTTTTCAACAGCTGAACTTAGACCGTCAAAACGAGTTTTAGCAGCAGTTAAGGAATCTCCAGACTGCTTAAGCATGGCTTCGTTAGCTTTCCAAGCAGCCGTATTAGCTTGTATTTCGGTTTTTAAAGACTTAACCGATTGAACGGCTTCAGTTGTATCTAGCGTAACCTTGTTGGCTGCTTCTCTGCTTATATCTGCCATGTTTTAGTCCTTTCTTTAACCTTTTTGTGACTTGAAAAAATCCAGTGGATCAGAAATCTTGTCTTCTTTTTTAGCTTCTAAGACTTCGATCAAATCATAAAAACTCGTTTTCTCTATTTCGTTTAATGGAATTTGTAAATTGACCATGCAATCTTTTTCAAACAACAATAAATCTGTTAATTGGTTTCCGTATTGAGCAAGCCCTTCTCGGGCTGTTATTTTTTTGTTGAGCCAACTTCTTGTAAGTCCCAATATTCGTCTTCACTTACACCGGGATTGTTCAATCTGAAAGATACGTGAGCTAACAATTCCCCAATTTCTGTTAGCGATAGTTCTTCTAAAATACTCGAATCTTTTTTGTTTAACCCTAGAATCTTGCCAAGTATTTCAATAGTGAAATCAATGGACTTCAATTCAGTGTCGAAAGTATGAATTTGTTTCTTGTTTTGTTCGATTTGATATTGAAGATATTCCTCGTCAGACATTTTAGAAATATCTTTGTTTTCTTCACTTACTTCGCTTGCTTCTTGAGCATCGACCTGATCTTGAAATGACTTTTTCATTAATCTGGTTGCCATTTTGATATTTGCTGTTGAATCTTTAAAACTGAACTCCTTGTTATTTAGTTCAGGTACTCGAATTGTTAGTAACATTTTTTTTTCTCCTTGTGAGCATTAAAAAAAGATGCTCTTAACGGCTACCCAACGGAGAATGGTTGAATAGCCTTTAAGAACACCCTTTCGGATATTCCAATATTTAATTAGCCGTTAGTAGTGCTAGTAGTGTTAGTAGATGCCGCCGTGTATCCAGGGAATACATCGGCAAGCATTACATCGTTACTGAAACCCGTTTCGTTCGAATAGAACATCTTCAATGGCTGATCATTCCAGTCATCAATATCCAATGGAGTGTAAGTAAACGAATCATCAGCACGGGTTTGTGTCGTGGTGTTTGTTCCGTTACTTGCCTCAGTCACGATTAATTCGCCTTGACGGAAACCAAAGTAAACATAGCCGCTTTCACCAAGTGCAGTTGTTTGAATCAGCAAACTTAGTTTTGGTTTGTCACCTTGGTAGTAACCACCTTTACCATCTGAAATTTTGCCAAGTGCTTTAGCAACAACATCGTGTGGCAATGAGTTAAAGTCCAGAGCAACTGAAGTGTCACCACGAGTTTCTTGAAGATCAGAAACTTTATTATCGCCATAAACTTTGGTGAACGCTGCTTCAAGACCGGTAATATTAGCTGTTTTCGTTGTAAAACTGCCTGTTCCAGTTGCATAAATACCAGTTGCGCTCAAGCCGGTGGTTGCATCTTTAACGATGTTTCCATCTGACCCCAAAAGAGCCAGTTGTACTTGTTTAATACCAAATGTAGCCATTAAGCTACCTCCTTAATTTGTTTTAAATGTGATACGTATATGGCTTTAATCGCCTGACCCGTATCAGGGTCTGTATACCGTGCGTCTGCGTTTGTAATTTGCCAACCTGCTGTATTAAAAGCCTGCATTAAAGCAATTTCACAATCATCGGCATCTTGAGAAAAATCAAGCGAATAAAAAAGACGTATTTCTACGCCTTGGTTCATTTCTTTAAACTCGTTATCCCCGTAAGTTGTTGGCGAGTTTTCGTTTTCCGTTACTAGACAATCGGTTGAATCCGTGTCATTTAAATGTTCTTCGGGTATTACAAAAGGATAGACATTATCTATCCAGGTAAGATTAGTGGTTTTAATAATTGCCACTGCATCAGATACAGAACTCATACGCCATCTAATCCTTTCTGATGAAGGATTTTTTGAAATTCTTCATTTTCTGCTTGAAAAATAGCAGGTTTAGAAGCATTTCTAACTTTATCAAGGAAATCATCGCCTCTAATATATTTAGTCCCATCATTTAGAAAACGGGCTATATAGCCTTTTTTAGGGTCAAAACCAACCGTTGAAGTTCCATCAACTTTCCCATCAACATTAGTTGGAGTTTCTATTACAGAATCGGCCAAATGCGGATCTTCACCTGTTTTTCTATGAGTATAGTGGTGAGACCTCACATAGTCTTCCATATTCTTTTTTAAGACTTTCGCTCCAGCTTCCGTAATTTTGGCTTGGTCTTCTACAGGCTGGTTATAAGCCTCTTCTAAATGGTCAGCCCATTCACCTAAATCACTAATACTAGCCATTTTTAGTCGTTCCTTTCAGCGTGATAGCTTTAAGTGTCAAAATGTCAAAAGCATTTAATGCACCAGAATCATCAGGTGAAACTGAGACTATATTGTATTGATTGCTCTGACTATCCTGGAATAACAAAGGTGGTTTAATACTTGGATCGTGTCTAATAACAATATCGATCGTGTCTTGTAAATCCGTCCCGTAAATTTGATACGTCTGATTCATTGTTCGAGTACGAACGGCATACCAGCGAGAAAAAGAAGCAACAAACTGCCTCGTTGAACTGCCAGTATTTGGATTAGTAACAGTCTCAACTGATCCAAACTGACCACGCTTATTAAGTGAAAACGGATTAATCGCCATCGTTATCACCCGTGGTTGTTTCCAGAGATAATTGCCAATCTTCCCACATTGCACGTAACTGATAAATGATATTGTCAGAAACCAAAGGCACAGGAGCAGCAGAAACATTTGTTAACGCATCTCTGTTTGAATAATACGCACTTGCAAGAGCGATTGTGGCTGTATCAAATAACGGAGATACATCAGAACGTGAATAAAAAGTATTATTGGCATCATCTGCGCCAATTGCATTAGTCAAATAGGCAACAGCGGCTTTTATATAACCTTGTAGCAGGTTATCATCCGTATCAACATCAACACGTACAGAATTCTTTAAATCCGCTAATTGAACTGTCATAAATTGCCCTTTCTAACAGGCTTCTCACCCTGTTCGTAAGTTTTTAGCCTTAGTCGCTATAAAAATAATCAACTTGCAGATGAACTAGAGCTTGCAGCGAAGTTAGCTTGCTGGTCAGCAATTGCAGTGAACGAACCAGCAACAAAGGCTTCAGTATCAGTCGGTTCAACATCGAAACGATCGATAACACGGATCTTCGTCTGATCTTTCTCAAATGAACCAGCGCCAATGTTTGTAGAGAGCAATTCCATGTTTTCACGGTCGAACAAAGTAACGGCTTGTGAAAGATCACCATAATACAGAGGATATTGTGGAGCTGAAGCAGTTCCGGCAGATGGTAGCCAACGGTCAGAAATCATAACAATTGGATGACCAAGCATTGTCATACCCATACCTGCTTGGTTGTTTGGCTGGATCAAGTAGTTACCAAAGGCATCCTTGACTTGATGTAACTTAGCGCAACCAGAAACATTAGTCATAAATACAGAAGTATTGATGATTGCAGGGTCGACAGAAGTATCAGCAAGGTTGATAACATCATCGAACTTGGCAATAGATGGCTTGCCAGGCAAAGCAGAAACGGCACTCAAAATCTTTTGGTTACGAGTAACAACAACTTTACGTGCAATCCAGCTTTCAAGCCAAGCAAGAATATTTTCATCAGTGTCTTTCAACAGAGAATTAGTAACCGTGTTGATCCCAGCATAACGATGGATAGCGTAAGAAACTTTAGTCAAACGAGGATCATCGTTGTCACCAATCGTTGCGGTCTCATCATCCAAGTCGGCCAATGGAGTAACATCAGTCCACTTTTCATATACACGAGAACCGGTTTGCGTACCAACTGATTCAACTTTTACATATTGTTGAAGAGAAGCATACTGACGAACTAATGTGTTGATAGCAGTTTCAATATCCTGAGGGATAACCAAACCAGAACCAAGAGCACCGGCAACAGTTGCTGGGTCATCAGTCGATGAAGTCAGCATATTCAAAACACGTGGATCATTTCTAATTAACCCACGAAAGTTATTAACGAAATCTTTTTTGATTTCTACGATGTCTTTCTTTGGTTTAACATCAGAAACAACATCTTTGACTTCTTGCTTTGGCTTGATAACTTTGGCATCTTTGCGAGCTTGTTCCAAAGCATCTTTCAAGTCGTTGCGGCGTGATACTTCTTTATCACGTTGGCCTTTCAAATCTTTAACAGCTGCTTCATCATAGTTCTCGTCATCGAGGACGGCAGTGTTAATTTTTGCATTGAGGTCTGAAACTTTTTGTCCAGAAGCAACCCATGCATCATTAATTTCGTTTACGTTCATTTTTTATCTCCTAATAAAATAGCCAGCTTGCGTTGTCTTAACGATGGCTGACTATTAGTTTTTTTATTTTCTTTTGGTGCAACTTCCTCTGAATCTTCTTCAGAAGGTATTTGTGCTTCACTGATTTTGTCAAAGGCTTTTGCTTTGCCCATGAGAAGATTGAATTTATCAATCGTTTCTCTTGAAGGCAACTTTGCAATGGAATTAGCAAACACCGGAGCTTTATCACTTGCGGTTTGAGTTTTGCTTGTAAATGCCATTTCGTCTGCAAAGCCTTTGTCAATTGCTGTTTTGGCATCCATAAAGGTTTGATTGCTCATTAATTGGAACAAGTCACTTTGGCTCATCCCCGTTTTCAGCATGTATGCGTTAGCAATTCCAATATCAACGCTGTCATTTTGAGCAGCCATTTGACGAAGCTCATCAGCATTAGCACTATCAGTCGCAGCCAAGCATTTGTGAATCATAATCTGTGCCGTTGGTGAAATAGAAATCTTGTCACCAGCCATCGCAATGATAGAAGCAGCAGAAGCGGCAATGCCTTGAATAAAGACATTAACTTGTCCTGGATAAGCTTTAAGCATTGAATAAATTTGACTTGCAGCACTTACTTCACCGCCATTGGAATCAATATCAATTTCAATATCTTCGTTGGCTTTAGCACTTGCCAGAGCGTTTTGAATTTGCTCTGGAGCAACATAATTCATACCGAAGAATTGATACATTGGTTCTGAATCGGCACCAATAATGTCGTTTTTAACATCAATTTGTACTGTCAACATTTTCTCCTTCCTGTGGCGGATCTGCTGCCACACCATTCGGAACATTTTGTGAAAGATAACCAGATTCTTTAAGGGCAATAGAAACTTGAGCAGCCGTTAAATTCTTGCTGCCAAGCAATGAAGTTGCATAATCATTTCCAAGCGGATCAATTGCTTTTCTGATATCCGCTGTGATATTTGCATTCAACTTGTTGTTTAATTCGCTCAAAACCATATTCATATCACGATTTAAGGTGTTAGCGTATAAACCTTCAATTTGATCCAGCGAAGATTGTTGATCGCCTTGACCGTTTAAATACGAATCCGGAATTTGAAAAGCTTTAGCAATTTGTGTAGAAGTCCAATCAACCTGACTTAGCAGACTAGAAATATTTGATTTGATTTCCAGAGGTGTAAATGTTTCGCCAGGAGCAAGAACAACAGGAATACCACCAGACGTCTGTAATTGCTTCATGAGCGTCTTTGATCTTGCCATCGCATAATTATCGTCAACATTTGCAGGTTCTTGCAAAACACTGTTTGCGGTTACTGATTGAGCCAATGCTTTTAATGTAAGAACATCAGATTGTTTTTTAATATCCAATGTTTTAACCAAAGAATATAGCGGACTAAATCCGGTCATTGCATTCATTGAGAAATATCTCAAATGAATCATATCGGATTGTGGCACATTTTCCATCGTGTCAATGTCTGGTTCATCAAAGGAAAGATTATAAGTCAATCCCGAACCGTCTGACAATTCATAAACCTGAACTTGTGATGGTCTCAAATATTCCCAACGAGCATCAATACCATTTGCATTGCGCCAACGATAGGCAAAAGATTCACCGCCTAAAATCATTTGAGCAAACATTGTAACCCAAAACGTTCGAGCGTTTGCAGTTGCAGAAGGATTATCCAAAATGCCTTGTGCTCTTGGACCGTTTGCGGTTAATGTTGCTGTTGCAAGGTCACCTGACAATTGCATTACAGCAGAATGAATATCTGGGTTTTTCAAAGCACGAAAAGCACTGATATAATGATCATTCTTTGGATTCAAGAAATTGATTATGCTTGTCCAGTCGTCAATCGGTGTTCCAGATATTTCACCAGTGGTCGAATCTCTAATATGAAAATTAGAATGAAACAATGGCATTATTTGTCACCTCCTTCTTTGCTATCAATGGCAACTTCTGAAAGCCAACCAATCAAAGCAAGAGATAGGCCCGATGTAATCCAAACTATTTTATTAAAGATTAAAAACGCCCCAAAGTTGATGCAAACAAGGGCAAAAACAAAGCAAATCACGTCAAAATAACGCCAAAATGCTTTTAAAATTGTTTTGAATATCATGCGAACTCCTTATCTATAAAACCTTTTTGTATGCCGGTTTTCAGCCTTTCTTCATCAGACATTCTCTTGAACTTTTCGAATTCACTGTTGAAATCCGAATACTCGTCAAAATGGTACATACCTTTATAAAGGGCATCTATCAAAGCATCAACTACATCAATCTTTAAAGTTGCCCGATTCTTTTCCACTGAAATTCCAAAGGGCGATATTCCAGTGGTCGCATTAAGTAAAGCTTTTTCCATAACTTCATCGTCTAAGCGAGTAACCTTATGCGTTGTAAACATATCTTGTAAATACTTAGTTGGTTTAGCTAGATTAGATGGCCACTGCTTGATATTTTCAATATTCCAAGCAGGATAGTTAGCCAACAATGCATCTTTTAAATTAGCAGTCTGATAAGAACCGGCTTCGTCATATCCAAAGTAAAGGACTTTCAACTGGTATTGAAAAACAAATTTGGTCAACCATTGATAAACTTGATCAGTGTTGATAATGCCGTCTTTATGCTCGGTGATTGTACAGAAACCCATCTTTTCCAAAGTTCGATAATCAATTCCGTCTTGTCGTTCCTTATTTTCAATACTTCCCGAATGGTTCCAAGGGATAAAAGAATGTTGATAAAGAAAGAATTTTGGTTGTCCTTTTCGATCAAAATAAGGAAAAACAAAACCGAAGGCAGTATTATCTGAAAATTGAGAATAATCAAAGCCAATATAAACTTCTCGATTATGCATATCGAATTTCGGAGTAATAGATTCTTCTACATTCTTTAAGGACAAGTAACTATCAATCGAAGCCTGCAGCCAAATATTTAATGATTTGTTTTGAAAAGCAAATAAGTTACCAGCTAAACTATCAGCATCCTTTTCGGTCTTTAAATCCCGTAACATCTTGTCATGCTTTTCTGGCATATCCAATAACGGATTGGCTTTAATCCACATTTCAGGTTTTTCTGTTTCACTAATGTTATCAATTGCCCAAATTAAGCAAAGATAGGTATCACCATCACGTTTCCAATCCTTTTCCATCGATTCAATGATGTGCTTCTCGTCACGATGAAAAGGAACGGTACTATCTGGATAAGCGGTTGATATTTGAATAAATTGTTTGTTATCAACATCAATCTGTCCTGATGTTATTTTAGAAATTTTATCAACGTCAGAAATTGCAGGATCAGCAAATTCATCCCCAATAGCAGTTTTGAAATGGAATCCATCATATTGCCCAGAATCCCAAGTAATGGCTCTTAATTTATTATCGTGTTCAGACATGACAACCATGTCCGACTGTGTAGCTAATGACTTTAAATTAATACCATCTTCTTTTCCCAAAGATTTCCAAGGTTCGCGATTCAAAATCAATCGAAGCATGGTTTTAACATATGAAAGAATTTTGCTAGTCTGCTTAAAATTCTTTGAGGTTACTAAGTAATCCTGACTAGATTGGCCAAGCGATTCAATCAAGAAACTATAAATGATAATAATTGCCATCAAGTAAGTTTTTCCTTGATGACGAGCTTCTGAAATGATCGCTCTGGCAAAACGCTTGTCTCCACCCTCACTGCGCCAACCTATCAATTGAGCCAAACTGAACTCCTGAAAAGGCATCAATTTAACCGGTTTTAAAGTCTTAACTTCTGGACATTGAGCGGCAAAGTTCAATATTGCTTTAACTTCATCAATCGAATAATGATATGGAAAATCTTTTGTATCTTGTCTTTGCAAATCTCTTAAATGCCGAAAACAGGCAAGCTTCATGTAGTAACCAGTTATATATTTACCATCCAAAACATCAAAAGCATATTTGGTGCCAGGATCTTGATAATCTTTTCGAATCTGGGAAAAATCAATTGATTTATAGGCACCGATAACATCATGTGTTTTTGTTAAGTCAATTCTGATTTTTCTCATCTCCTTTCAAATATCAGCCACCTTTTAAGAATTGTTTGATCTGCTCGGCAGTAGAAGGCTTGTCGGAATTATCTTCCGGAATTTTTAAATCTAAAAGCTCTGCACGCCCTTTAGGCGTTAAACCAAGCTCACTGCCAAGAGCCTTTAATTTAACCGTTGAAGCATCGAGAATCTGCGTGGCAGGATTTCTCTTAAAGCCAAGACTGTCGTGAGCAATAATTTTACCCGTGACCGGATTGACAACTGTTTTTATGATTGGATTCAAAGCACCATTTTTATGAATATGATCATAGGCTTCACGCATCATCTGATAATTGATACAAAACGCTTCAACCATTGTTTTGTCCATTTCATTAACTGTTGGATCGGATTTTATCAACGGAACTAACCTTCGCCACATGTATCTTGCTGTTCCTGTCAAATAACTAGGTGGCTCGTCAGGTAAATCTTTAATTTTTGTAATGATGGTCACCTTCTTTCGTTTTAGGGTTGGAATAAGCAGTAGTTTTGAGCTATTTTCATCAACAAAAACGCCTTAACCGCATGGCTTAGGCGTTGATAGACCCCCCTATAAAAAAGTTTTAAAAATCTTGTTTTGACATGAAATGTCCCCAATGTGTGCGCTCTTCCTGAAGCCAAACATGGGCGGGGGTAAATTTTTTTAGCGTATTCGGTATTTTATATTTAAAATTTTTAACGCTCTTAAAACGCAATTTTTAAACGATTAAAACTATCTTTAAAATCTAAATGAGGGTAACTTAAGACCGGTTGGATTTCCCTACGCTTTTGGTATTTGATCGAGATGATTCATGTAATAATCAACTAGCTTCACTTCCGTAATTGGATCAACATCGTTGCGTCCTACGCCATCACTTGAACCATAGTAAACCGATTCGAACTTATCCTTTTTGTAATGGCATTCAGGACAAATCACATCAAGATTATCAGCATCATCTGCTTTGCTTGGATCAAATGTAATCGGCACACAATGATCAACAATCTTTGCTGGCTTTACTCGACCTTCGGATAAACAATACTGGCAAAGATAATGTTGTTTATCTAAGACAACTCGTCTTAACCCTTGCCATTGTTTGCTGTGATAAAACTTTTCTTGCGCGTCTTTGATTTTGTTAGCATGCCGATTGATCGCATTATAATGACGTGAATAACCACGCTTGTGTGTGCCATGATATTTCATGCGTGACTTTAAATAATCAGCTTCCAACGCTCGGTGTTGTTCACAATAATAATGATCAATGGTAACTAGGTTATGACAATTTGGGTATCTACATGTTCGTACTGCTGGCATTCATTCAATCCTTTTCGAATTGTCTTCGTATATCTTTTTAACTTCACCGTGATCAAGGTATTCAATATCAATCCACCGTGGTTGACCAACAGTTTTGTCACGATTGTATTCGTAACTAATGTATTCGATTTCTTTTTTAATGCCATCAACAAATACTTCTGGCGCATTTAAATTATTAAAGCGAACTTGAACGTATTCGTGTTTGTTTGGGGATGAAGCATTCTCATTATTATTAAATGGAACAATCATTTAATCACCCACCTTTCATCACAATTGAATCCGTTTCTAATCGCTGCTTGTAATTCAACTTCGTTAATCTTTGTTGGCACGTTTGTTAATTCTGCTTGACCATATAAAAAACCAGAGCAATAACAATTTAAGCTCTGGTTATATAAATAGAATTCTTTGATATTCACGACCGAATGGTCTTTGCCATACACATCAACGAATATTAACGGTGGATATTTATTCAATTGTTTAATTTGTTTATTCATAATATGTATGCTGCGTTTACCGACATGACAGCTTTCGTCTGGTTTATAGTTTTCCTTCTATATATAATGAATATCCTTTAACGTTTCATCATCGAACTCAAAGCATTCCATCTTTTTGGTTGCCATCGTATAACCGTTCTTGCTTTCATAAGGATCAGTTTTCTTGAATGTTCCGACTTGATGTTCGACTACACCAAAGTCGTCATTAACTACTTCTTTATGAAAATGGCCATATAAGACCATGCGATAAGTCGATTTAGACCAGATATCAGGATATTCTGTCGCAAACAACATCGGTGCTTTTGTTTTAGCAGCATGACCGTGCAAGGCTAATAAGCCGACTGACTTACCAACAACAAAAGCTTCTCGATAACTGTTATTGACTTTTATATCCATTTCCGGATATTTAGCTCTTAACATCTCTTGAAACATAAAGCTGGTTGTTTCGTCATGATTGCCGTTGATGTTAAACATCTGCATCGAATCAGAGTATTTATACGATTCTTCAATAATCGGGAAAATAAAACGTTCTGCATCTCTAACAGCTTGTACAAAATCAATCGGATCTAATTCGGTTCCTTTGGTTGTCTTAGAAGCATTTAAAGCATCCGAATGTAATAGATCGCCTAATTGAGTAATAACAATCTGTTTCCAACCACGATGAATTAAATCAATCAATTCAACTAAACGATTTTCAACATCTTTAAACTTCGTAATCCCAAAATGAAAATCAGAACAGGCAATCACTAAATTATTCTTGCCATGCACATTAGATTTAATAACTTTGACTGGCTCAATCTTTTCATTAAACAAGCTGATTAATTCATCAATTGATAGATCATCATTGGTCTTTGGCTTAACGGAAAGTTTTACTTGATGATTCCAATACTTTTCGCCATTACCGTTCGTTACTGACCAATCGTTATTAACCACATTTGATACTTGCCAATCCAATGGATCGTAACCGGCAAACCTCAAAATATCTGCTGGCTTCTTGCTAGAAGTTTGTCTGAAATCTTCAAACTTGAGATTGAAATCAATCGAACTAACATCGCCGTTATCATCAAAGTTCTGTTTGCTGGAAAAGTCTTCTTTGCCCTTTTGTCTTTCATCGGTAAAATGATATTTGCCTCTTTGGTAGTCAAGCAAGGCATGATTGACAGAACTGGCCGAAACTGAAATATAAAATTCCTTATTCAGTTTTTTGGCTATCTTTGGATAACTTAAGTCTTGATCTTTTAACGACTTGGCTTTCTCTAAGATGTCTTTAGTCCATTTCATTTATGTACTGACTTTCTATGCATTCTTCTTAATTCACTTTTATGCTGACGTTTGATGGCATTCATCGCATCGATAACTTCTTGTGGAATTTTATATTCAGTATCTTTGTTTAATTCATTGATTTTGGATTCAGAAATATTTGGTTTTCTATGTAAATTAAAAGCAATCACAAAGAATGTGATTGCCACGATAAATGCTATGAATTTCATGATTGTCTCCAAAATAAAAAGCCGGTCGTTAGACTAGCTTTTCTAATACTGCGGGTTGAAACCCTGTTAAATTACCTTTATCAGTAACAACGAACGGCAGCCTTTCAACACCAATTCTTTTTAAATGGTTAATGGCGTTTTGGTCGTTAGTTGTGTTGATTTCCTGATAATCGATATTGTGTTCGTTAAGCCAGCGCTTAGTAGCTTTGCATTGTGGGCACATATCCTTCGTATAAATATTAACTTTCATATCTCTCTTAATCTTTCGTACTCTATAATATTAACCCCTATTTAGTGTCATTATGCTATCACAATACTATCGCTTTAGGGTAATTATACTGTCATTTTGGTTAATAGTGCCTAATAAAGCTTAATTATTATTCATTCGCTCAATACTTCTAATTTCTTTCGATCTTCAACCATATAAATGTCATATTGTTGTGCGAATATCACAGCTTCACGTCTTTTTTTATTCCAATAGGTTTTACTTGGTACATCAACATAACAGTTACTATCTTTTGTAATCATGTTTAAATTTCTTGCCACTGAAACATCGGTATTTATTCCGTAAGCGTCTATATAACGCATTTGTAAAATCCTGCCACCGTAATGGTTGTTCAATACCTGCATCGACCATTTAACAATGTCAATATCTGTCTTAGCATCTAAGTAGCGAATTTCCTGATCTTCGGTCGTATTGTGTGCAGGACTTGAATCCACTTTATCTGCAGATAAACGAACAGCTTTTAAACGACTTGGGTCAAGCATAAATACTTTGTCCTTCTGGCGTTGATAAGTATTTTCAAGAAATTCGTAAACCTTTTGAGCAGTTGATTTTTCATCGATGCCAGGGAACAAACTACTTTGCTTATACATATTTATCCTTTCATATTAATAATTGCTTTGTCATCAACAACTTCGCCAATTTCTACTAGGTTTTCTTCGTCTCCTGGCACCATTGGAGTTTGCTTAACAATAATTGGTCGTGTCATTTTTCCTCCCTATCATATTTTTCGAATCCATAACCACATAACTGCCCTTGAACAATTTTTATAGCGTCTTCCGGACTTCTAGCGATGCCATGACAGACACCGTATTTTTTTAAAAATTTATGAAATGTTATTTGATCGTCTCTAGGTTTTCCAATAGGAGACTTCATTTCAATAAAGAAAATCGTGTGATCTACAGGATTAAAACCAGTCAAATCCGGCCAGCCGTTCGGCATTCCTGGATCAAAATAACCACCGGCCAACATTTTTATTTTTCCGGCTGCTGTTCTAAAAACTTTGTAGCCATATTTTGATAAAGCTACTCGAACATCGTCTTGTATTGAATGTTCTGACATATTTTTTTAATAAGAAAGAGTTGTGACACGTGACATTAATTTTTTTACCTTTACCTCTATATATACATATACTTCATATACTTTATATAGAAGAAGTAGTGTATACATAGGGGTTAGAGTGCACCACTAAGGAATTTAAGTGTGACAGTAGTGACACTACTTTTTTAGGTAACCACGTTTTACGACATTTTCTTGTCTCTTTCTCCCATACCTCCATTCTTTTTTGTTATCCATAATGTTTTTTATCTGTGACGCTAATCTGTGATTATTTACTAAATTGCTTTCACCAGCTATCGCAAATGCTATATTTGCCGAAGTTACGAAATCACCTTCGAAGTTATCTAAGAATTGATTAATCTGATTTTCAGTCTCATCCACATACATAAACGATTCTCTTTGCTCGGCTAACATGTCTTCTTGCTCTTTAGTAAGCTGAAAGCTAAACTCGCCTTCTAAATATTCTCGGTAAACGTCCATCGCTTGACCCCAAACCTGTTGAATATAGTCGGTTTGTTCTTGCGTATCTTCCCAAGCATGATATTTAGCTTTTTCTTTGTGAGCCAGTAAAGGCATAAAGCGGCGCTCACCGGTTTTATCCTTTAAATAAGTCATTTCGTTAGTTGTTCTAGCAATTACGAAATGTTTTGAATAAGTACCAACCGTTCTCGCATAAGCTTGCCTGAACTCTAATTCAGTTGCCGTAATAAATGACTTCAATTCATCGAAACCGGATTTTCTAGTTGCTTTCATCTCATCATCGTTAACGATTAAGGCTTTTAGCATCATCGAAAAATAATCTTTATTAGTGAAGTCTTGAACCGATTGTGTGTAATAGCCAAAAGACAATTTTTCAAGCAAGGATGTTTTGCCAGCTCCCTGGCTGCCAACTAAATCCAAAACGTAATCGAACTTGAATTTTTGTTCAAAGACTTTCGCTACAGCACCGGTAAGCCAAATTTTTGTAATCATTGTTGTAACAGGTGTTTTATCAACTCCGAGAAAATCCGGAAACAGTGTCGAAAAACGATCTTTTCCGTCCCAAACCTTATGAGCTAAATTCAAGTAATCGACAACCGGATTGAATTTGTTTCTGTGTGCGACATTGCTAATCGCTGTAAAGATCAGATCCGAAGCAAACAAGACACCATAATGACTATCTAGATAGCTTCTTAATTGATTCAAAAAGTCATCATCGAGTTTTTGAATATAAAAAGTGTAACTATCCAATCTGATTAAGGCTGTGTTTTGAATATCCTGGGTGAAATCATTGAATTTAATTGAATCTTTGAAATCATGTTCTAACAGCTTTTCGATATTAACTAACGAACTAGCCTTAATTCTTCCGTCCTTATACATGACCAAACCAGGAATCGGAGACGGCGTAACATCTTTTTTAGTAGCTAAGAACTCTTTAAATTGCTCGTTAAGTTGTTCCGGTATCATTTCTTCTCCTCATTTCTTTTTTTAGCATCGATGTATAGGTTTTATTAAATTCGCTTTCTTCTAAGGGCTGCGGTGAGTTCTGGTTAGTTAATCGGCAAAGTTGTAAAACTGCATCGGGATCAACTCCTCGAAACAACAAACCACCGATTAATTCCGTTAGGTTGTTATTTCTCATACCTGAACCACCGAGACCAAAAGCGATTCTTTCGAATAATTCGGCCGTTTTGCTTTTTTCGGTAATGTGATACTTGTTTCTTACCGATTCTGGAATATCGTACTGGCTGTTAATCGGCTTGATAGCTTTCAATAATTCTTTAGAAGCTTCTACGATTTTATGGTGGTTAACGAATTGATAACCGTCTGACGGGGCAATCACAACATAATTGTTAATGTGCGCTTTAACATCAACGCCCTTTAGCCAACCGATATTCTGTTCGACTTCTATGCCTTTAGGTTTCATATAAAACATCTGTGCACCACCATGAGCGGTTTTCTGGGTCAAGGTAGTTGAGAAATATTCATTATGATTAAATTCTTTTAAGGATTTAAAACCGTTATTATCCTGGTGTTTATCAATATCAACTACGAAGAAATCAACTGTTCTAACGGCAATATCGGCATTCGGGTGTTGTTCCCAAATATCGTGTATCTGACTTTCGGTTAAAGCCGGCTGATCTGCGAATTTAATGATCGGGTGCTTATTGGCGACCGGCAAGACATACATTCCAGCTTTTGCGTATCTTTGTGCGTATTCTTCTTTAGAACGGTAAATCGTCATTGTCGACATCGTCTTTAGTTGTGTCTTTTATAGGTGATTCTTCTTTCGTTTCTTTGGCTGCTGCTGGTTCTGATTCTTCGATTTTGTCGAAGTCGTAATTACGATATGGATAATCTGGATTTTTCTTATTCGGACGAACATTCAAATTAAGCAATAATTTTGTTCCGACTGCTGGTGTTAATTGGTCAACTATCTTATTGCCGTCAACGAACTCGGATGCTTCTAATGTGAATTTGATTCCCAAAACGTAATAAAGCTTGATTAAGGTTCTGGCGTTTTTATCAAGTGCGAAGTCTGGTACCGGTTTGCCGCTTGGTGTTTTTTCTTCGAAGCCTAATTGCATATTTTCTTTTCGGCCTGCATAATCACCGTCTAAGACTTCAAAGACAATTTTGTTGTAAGGGTTGAAATTCTGATCGGTATTAGGAATCTGATAAGCTACACTTTCTAATGCCACTTTATAGTTGCCGGTTGGCAATCCTGAAAATGTTTGGACTTTATCCTTTGCTGGATCAAAGTTTTCTAGGTCTTTCATAATGTCTTGTAAACTCATTTTTATTTCTCCTCTTTTGCAAAGTTGTAATCAATATATTTAAGAATTTTTAGAACTCGCTCGCTTTCGATACGAGATTGTTTGTAATGCTTTCTTTGTTCGGTTACTTGTTGTAAATATCTTTCACCGATTTTTCTGGTTCTGATAACTAAATCGGAATTGCCGTTAACGATGTTCTGCCATTTTTCCGGTAATGATGGTTGTGGTACTGGATTGCTGCCGTCGGCATCGGTCATCGTAATTTCACGGCTGACATAAATAACGTTTAACGGCATTGTTCTAAGCCTGGTAACAAAACGCTGTAAAGCAGTCTTTTCGGTTGCGTAACCTTTCCCGTAAGGAATATCGGACAAGGCTTTAACACCGGATTCGTTACAGACAGCTTCTTCAATCAAAGCAACCACGTCATCGATAACATCGACAATCACTGTTTGATAGTCGTGTTTTTCAGTCGTAAGAGCCGTTATAATCTCGTCTAACTGGTCGGTAATATCCTTCGTGATTTTTCCATCTTTTCCGTATTCGTTTTTTAAAGAAATAAACGGATATTTGTTAGCCTTGGCATTGCTGTCGGTGTTTAAAAATAATGGCGCTGGAAACAATCCGGCTAAATAACTTTTTCCGCTCATTGGTTTGCCCCAAATCATAAAATTATGAGGTTCATCAACGATGTGCGGGTTTACTTGGTTCTTGGGTAAAATCATAATAAGTGCATTGATCTAGCTTTGAAATACGCCCAGCCATGTTTATAGCCGTGTATTTTTGCGTATTCCTCTAATTGCGCTTGACTTTTTGCATCGTGCCAATCAGAGGGAACGTGTGAAGCGATCTCCGCTTTTATCTCCTTTTTAATATCTGCTAAGCGATTACGATTAACTTTCGCAAGCTTAGCGTCTTTTTTTATTTCGTATGCTTTTCCTGAATTGCCAGCATTTTCACTAGTTAATTCAGATCCGCAATACGGGCATAGATTTTTTTTGACATCTTTCTTATAGAAAGTTCCAAAACACATCGGACAAGTTTTTATAGGGTTTAAAAGTTCGCTTGAATGTTTACCACTTAAATTCCATTCTCTTTCTTCGTCTGGCAATCCAAATCGCCCAACGTTGTTAACGTGGTCTATTATTATTGCTTTTTTGTTCTCTCTTGGATTTAAACATCTCATCGAGAACTGTAAGAACAAAGCTAATGATTTTGTTGGTCTTAATTGAATAACACAATCAACATTCGGTAAATCAAGTCCTTCGGTAAATAAATCCCGATTAACCAATATGGTTAATTTCCCGTTTCGATAATCGTTTATTACTCTTTCGCGATTATTGCTTTCAGTTGAACCGTCTAACGCTTTTGCTTTGATACCTGATTTATTAAATTCTTCGGCAACTTTATAAGCTGATTCAACAGAATGCGTATAAACAATTGCTTGTTTACCAGCTGCTAATTGTTTGTAATATTTAACAGCGTCACCATAAATCGTGTGTTTCAATGCTTCATTAATTGATTTGTTAGAAAAATCTCCTTGACTTACTTTTAATTTTTCTGTATCAATTTCATTCGGTGCATAATAATCGAAATCAGCCATATAGCCTTTTTTAATAAACCAACTTACAGGCCTGCCAACAATCAAGTCATCGGCTATTTCTGTAAAACCGCCTTTGCCTGATCTCCAAGGCGTGGCAGTAAATAATAATTTAAAAGATTCATTGAAGTGATCTAATACTTTTAAATAACTTTTAGCCATGCTGTGATGACCTTCATCGACAAAGATTAATTTAGCTGGATATAGATTTTTTAAATGCTTAGCTGCTGATTGAATCATTGAAAACTGAACTAAACGCATATCGACTCGTTGTTCTTTAAACGTCTTTTCCGCTTGCTCAATTAATTCTTTTCTGTGAACCAGGAATAAAACACGATTATTTTTATCTGTAGTTCGCTTGGCAATATCGGCCATAATCATGGTCTTGCCTGTACGAGGGCGGCTGTTGAACAATAATTGATTTATGACCTTGTTTCATAGATTGAACAATCTTATTAATGGTTTCTGATTGATAGTCTCTTAATGTTCTCAACAGCCAATCACCCTCTTTCCCACATATAATTTTTCAAATGTGTGCCATGTTTAACGGCATAAGAAATTGATTGTCTGGGGATTTTAGTTGTTTCTTCGGCTTCGTGCAAAGAATTGAAAATATTTACTACGGTTTTATTTTTGATTTGTTTAATTTTCCAACTCATCGTATTTTTAATATTTTCAATACGATGACCATAATTAATATTTTCTTCGTTAGTCATCCATTCGAGATTATTGACGTTATTATCAGTAGTAACTTCGTTAATGTGGTTTACTGTCAGCTTATTTTTTGGATTTGGGATAAATGTTTCAGCAACCAACCGATGAACTTTTTTGTATTTTTTAAATCCTTTTTTACAAAGACAAACTCTTAAATATCCATCTGAATTTAACCAGGGTTTAATTATTTGACCTTTTTGAATACTTTTAACTTTGTCGCTGCCTTTAAATACAAATCTGTCAAGACTTCTAATTCTTCCCCAACTACTTACCTGATATGAATTTTCGTAACCTTTGATAGGCTTCCATATCTCTTTATTAGTCATACTTGACCCGATTTTGTTTGCTAAAGACAACGACTTTATCTAGGTCAGCTTGAATTGATTCCCCGAATTGTTTCTTTAGCTGCGTTGGGCTTTTAACCACAAAAGCAGCTAAACCGTATTTGTTATAAAAAGCTTGTTTAACTTTGTCATCGTCACTAGCTAAAGTCTGCTTGCTTACTTCCGATGTCGAAATATGAGCAAACTGTGATCCGTTAATCAAACGCTTTTTAACTTCATCATCGATATTTTTAATCGGATTCTTTAAGGCTTTGGCCGTGTAAGCCACGTTTTCTAAATCCTCGTTAGTTAGTTCAGAAACGAAAGCTTTGCTTCTTAATTGAGCTACGCTAGCTGTAACGCCATCTTGATCTATAATTCTAATTTCGTTACTCATGCTATAATTACCTCGTGATTTTCTTAATTCTTCCGATTGCAGTCGGAAGTTTTTTATTTAATAAGTTCTTTTGTTATTCGTCTGCCACACATTGGACAAAAGTTGACTTGAAACGATGTTATAAATTCGTTAGTCCTATAAAGTTCTAAGTGTGCAGGTGAAACTTCAATAAAGTTTTTATAATCGTCATATCTAGAAGAATTAACGTGTTTGACTATTTCTCCATAATGGTGGCAATATGGACAATCATCTTGACTAATATTCATGCTGTCCTTTCTTTATATGAAAGTTTGTATCCTTTAATTTCTTTGCCAGTTTTTAAAGCGTAGTAAGCATTGCAATGAAGTTTTTTGCTTGCTTTTCTAACGGATTCGATTTCAACTTGTTCGCCTGTTTCTAAATAAGTGGCTATGATTGGTCTTTGTTGTTTTTTAGCTTTATCTAAGGATGCTTTGAAAAGATCAATACCTTGTTTTAAGCCTTTGGCTTTTTGTAAAATCTTTTCTTTGCTTTCTTCTTTAGTTAAGCTGTTGAGTCTAACTGCTTCCATTAGTCATTCGGCTCCTTGGAAAAATTCTTTTAAGGTCATGCCTGATAGTTTCCATTGCACGATTGCCATTCCAATAAGTGATACGCAAATCCCTGCCACCGCTCCGGCTGCTAACATAGTGAGTTCTAGATTTAATACGTTCATTTGTTTGCCTCGATTCTTTCATCCATTCTTCTAACGATTAAGTAATAAAGATCGAATGGCATTTCTTCGCTGTCTAAAACAGCCTTTACAGTGTTCCTCATGTCTTTTAATCCGGATTTATAATCTTTCATCTTTAGATGCTCCTTAAATATTCTTCAATCTCTTTTCTTGGAAATAGAATTTTACCGCCTAAGTGTTTTTCTGAAACAATTTCAGTAAATTCTTTTCCGTATCGAATTTGTCGATCGAATGAATTAAGAGAACAAGGAATTATTTTCGCTACCTGCTTTCTTGTCATAAAAAATGGTTCTTCCATGTTTCCTCCTTATGCTGGTTGTTTTGTATTTTTATCCTTATGTGTTCGCATAGTGTCAACATTTTGAGTAAAAAAATACTGATAAATTTTAGATGGTGTTATTTTTAATACATTAGAAAAGTCAATAACATCATCCGAGTTCATACGTGATTGATTATTTAGTTTTTTAGAAATAGTAACTCTCGAAACGCCTACATCCATTGCAAAGCGTTCAATAGGACTGTTATATCGGGAATACTTTTCAACAATCAATCCACGTAGTTTTGAATAATCAAAGTTATTATATTTTGTAGATTTCCTCATTAACATATCGCCTCCTTCCTTTGTTGATGAATTTAATATAACATAGTATTTACATCATGTAAACAGTGTTTTGTTACAAAATGTTTACAAAGTGTAAATTTATAATTAAAATGATTTACAATGATTGCATATGATAGATAAGGATATATTTAGAAAAAGATTTGACAAAGCTATTGCCGAAAGTGGACTGTCTCAAAGAGAAATCGCAAGGCGCCTTGGAGTATCACCATCTACCATAACGGGTTGGCTTCACGGAAGAACAAATGTAGCAACTGATCAAATTACACAAATTTCTGAAGTTCTCCACAAGGATCCTGCTTGGTTTTTTACAAGCGATTCAAAAAATGATGATGTTATTAAAAAATTGTCCGATAACCAATTAACCTTGGCTATGTCTGTTGATCCTGATATTACTGACGAACAATTGCAACAGGCTATTAACTATGTTCGTTTTATGAAGGAACAGGAAGATAGGAAAAATGATACCAACGGAAAGAATTGAAGATCAATATTATAAATATAGATTTCACTTCGTTTCTTTCCCTGAAGAATTATATTTTTTGCATGGCTATATAAATGGAATGGATATTTATATAAATAAGAATGATTCCATTGAGAAGCAAACAGAAACCTGTTTACATGAAGTTGTTCATGCAGAATGTGATACAGGAAAAAATTTGATGGATCATCGTTCTATTAAAACAGGAAGAGCTGAATTCTTCGCTAATCATATTGCAAGTAGAGATGTTAGAAGATATTTATCTTAATTCACGTGCAACGCCACGTTAATCCGTTTGGGAGGGAAAAAAATGAAGAAATTAATTACTCGAAGAATGGTTTCGGGCATTATAAATATTGTGCTTGGTATATTTTTATTTTCAATTGGGGCGTTTGATATTACTAATTATGGCCAATCAATTTTGGGAGACTCTTTGGCTAACATTGGCTTTTTCGGATTAGTTCAGGGAATAATTTATGTATCGACTTGTAAAACATATCCACACAAATGGCTAGAAATTGTCCTTGGTATTTATGTTTTATTAGACTTAATTCGTCCATTAGTAGTATCGTTTTCAAATAATTTAAGTAATGCAGGAGTAGCTGGTGTAATTGTGCTAATCGTTTATGCAATTGGTGCACCATGGTCAAAAAAAGGTTATCCAGATATGCCTTATGTTCAAAAGAAATCTTCTAAAAATAATAATGATCAGAATTTAGAACAGCTTACACAGCTTAAGAAGTTGCTTGATTCGGGTGTTATAACTAAAAAAGAATTTGAAGCTAAGAAAAAGCAGATTCTAGGACTTTAAAATGTGGTTATTAATTGGATTAATCTTAATAGTTTTATGTGTAAAGCTTTGTGTTAAAGCTTTGCCATATGTATTAATAGGTATCGCACTGACCTACGCTTTTATTTATTGGTGGGTATCTTTGATAGTTATAGCCTTAATTGCAATTTATTTTCTTAACAAACGTTCAAAGAAACAATAATCACAGCCACTCTATCGTGGCATACATAAGAAGGACAATCATGGCTTCTATCACTTATCAAGAAAAAGTTAAAACATATCGTGTTCAAGTTACCACCAAAGGCCATAAACGTGTGGGTAAATCTGGTTTTCGTACAAAAACGGAAGCTAGAAAGTGGTTAACCGAAAACGAACTTAAAATAATGACTGGCAAGTCTGACTTAATCGATTCCAGTAAATTGTTATCTAGCTACTTTGAGCATTGGTATGAAACATATAAGACTAACGTCACCGATATAACGCTCGATCAGTACAAAACCACCTATAGAATTATTAAAAAGTATTTGCCTCACGCACGACTGAACAATTTTACTCGGGAACAATATCAGAAATTTTTAAACAAATATGGTAAAGACCATGCTAAAGAAACCGTGGCTAAACGAAAAACGCATATATCAGCTTGTTTAAAAGATGCTTTCGCTGATAAATTAATCAGTGAAGATATAACACAGCGCATAACCCTAACCGGTAAAGCTGGTAAGTCATCAGAGCTTAAATTTTTAGAAGCTGACGATTTTAAACGTTTAGAACAATATTCATACGATCACCTTAATAACGATTCGCAGCTGGCTATTTTTATAGCCATTCATACAGGTATGCGAATCGGTGAAATCAGAGCTTTAAAGATTAAAAATGTCGATTTTGTGCAATCCAAAATTACTATCGACAAAGCTATGGACGGTTACGGAAAAATAAAAGCACCAAAAACGGCCGCTAGCAATCGTGTAATTCAAATTGATAAACGATTATTAGACGTATTAAAGAGATATAAGCGCGTTTCTGGTTTATTGGTACAAGTAACAAGAGAAGCGATTAATCACGTTCTAACAAGAGATTTAAAGAAGATAGAAGCAAAAGACGTTACCTTTCACGCCTTGCGCCATAGCCATGCAAGTTATTTATTATCTAAGGGTGTTTCAATTCAATATGTAAGCGAGCGTTTGGGACATTCCAATGTTGGAATTACAGAAAATGTGTATTCTCATTTATTAAAAACGCTCAGGGAAAACGAAGAAAAAAAGATCACTGATTTAATGGATTTTCAGTGATTTTTTTGTGCGATTTTTGTGCGATGTGCGCAAATTTGTGCGATTTTTTTGCGTTTATTTGAGTTGATTTGTGTTGATTTAAAACACCCGTAAGCCTTGGTACGACTGCGTTTAAGCAAACAAAAAGCTCTATATCAACTTTTGTCAATATAGAGCCTAAATGCCGTCGGTGGG